CTTGATCCCAAATCAAGCGCTCTAGCCAAGCTGAGCCACACCCCGTAAGTGTTATATGATTTTGTAACTCATAACAAAAATATTTTATCATATTTTGTTATGCTTGTCAATCCTTAAAAGAACTGCGGATGACAGGAGTTGAACCTGCACGTCGTAGACACTAGAACCTAAATCTAGCGCGTCTGCCAATTCCGCCACATCCGCATAGTGAGCGTGCGGGGATTCGAACCCCGGACAACTTGATTAAAAGTCAAGGGGTCAAAATGCTCTCAAACCGCATAAACTCATGTTTTTTCAATTTTGGTTGGAACGAAAATTGAACATTCTCGCTTCAACGTTGTTTATAATATCACATCATTTTCGACAATGCAAGCATTATTTTTAAAATTTTATGTAAGTTGCTGAACAGTACCCTGTCTTACCGTTATATTTAACTTTATGCCATGCACTTCCTTTTTTGACAATCTCTACCGTTGCACTCTTAGGGATTCTGCAAACAATATCGGATTTTGTGTTCGCACTCTTTCTCATAATCAACGGGTCATGTTTCGTGATAACTGTTCCATAGACTTTTGCTTTCTTTGCTTCTTTCACTGTTGTTCCTGCAATGTCAGCCTTGAACTTCTTCCACCCTTTATTATTCTTTCCAATCCATGGGTCTGGACAATCTTTGCCATTTACATCCCAGTGGCGAATAACGTGGTCTGCATCAATGTTGTACTTCTTCATGTAGTATGTAACCAACCACACGAGATCGTTGTATACGTCCGCAGGTACACCACCAACACAATTGCACATTTCAATGCTTAAGGTGTTTGCATTTGTAGCAACTTTGTATTTGCTACCTGCACCATTTTTTAAAGTGTAGCATCCACCTACTGCCCATGCTACCCTCTTAAGAGATACAGACTTATATACCACTCCACTACCATCAATAAAACAGTGGGCAGAAGCGTGTCTGTTTTCTCCTTGGAAATATTTGCAGTTATTCAAAGCTGTATCGCCTTTGTTTCCTGTGAAATGCACTACAATAAATTTAATATCACTTAATTTTCTTTTGCCGCCATAATTTGACTCATCGGCAAATTTGTTAATAAATTTCATTTTACACTTCCTCTTTGTGGGTAATGTTGATAGGTTCTTCTGTTAAGTCCGCAGGTCCTTGATAGTCTGGGTCTACTGCCTGTCCTAATTCTTCATAAGACATTGCATTAACACTATCCCCGATTCCCTTTGTTGTTGGGTCCACCAATACCCCGACAGCCACTAAGATATTAAGGATGATACCTACAAGCTGTGATACTACATCCTGTGCGATTGGTGCTGTGATACCTAAGATTCCTAGAATCTGATAGATAAATGCAATTAAGGCAGAAGCCAATGCTACTAATGTTGCTTTATTTTTGAAACGTAATTTAAGATTCATAGTTTCTCCTTTCATTTATTAAGTGTTTGTGTTAATATGTGAATGGAGATTTTCTTCTTTCTTAATCTCCATTTGTAATTTATTTACACCTTGCTTCATGCAGGGTGTTTTTTTATTTATACGTTAAATAGTGATTTTTCAAGTTTACAGTATAAAACCTATGGCATTGATGGATTTGCTATTAAAAAAAATAGTCAGTTAGCAATGATTTATACATGGTATGGCAAAAGTTTGACAGGCGGTAATACAAATCAAACTTTATTAACATTGCCCAACGGTATTACATTTAACAATGAAGTTTTCGCTCCTTGTGAAATCATTGACGAAAGTTGGACTCCACGTGGAAATACTGGGTACATAACTATACATAACAATACAGTGGACATAAGATGCAAAGATACAACATCTTACGGTGTCGTAATAGCAAATGTGATTGTTCCTGCATCATACATTAATATTTCATAGTTCTATTAACTAAATAATGATTTTTCTTTCGATTTTACATTAGTTCCAAACGGCAACTTAAAAACCTATTTGAATGTCTTTAAAGTCAAAAATAAGCTTATTATAATTGGTGGCATTGACGTTCCGTTTCGATGGGAAAAAACATATTCTTTTTTGACAATAAACGGATTGACTGCCGTAAAATCTGAAAGCTGTATGTTAGTACATGTTCAAGCGAGTGGACAGGAAATCACATTGTTAAACATTCCTAAAGGTGGCAATCGAGATTTAATGCATACACTAATTAGTGATTTAACTTATAAAAAGATTGCGTCAAATATTCCAAGTTCAACAAAATATACAATTCCAAGTGAATATAAAATGGCAATTCTTGTTGCAACAATTAATTATCCTAATGCAATAAGTCCGCAATTCACGTTCATGTTTCCAAATTTAACAGAAACAAATCGTATATCTGATGGTTACTGGTATGACAACACTTATCACGCAAGCTTTATGGCATGCAACGATGGAAATGTTGTTTACTTTGCTTCAAATTGGCAAGTAGTGTCTCCAACAGGTACAGTTACTTATGATGTTTATGCAAGGTAAGTTAATTATCAAATACGATTCCACCTTGGTCTATATATACTCTAGGTGGAGCAATTACCGTATAATATCCCCATTGTGGGAGATTACAAATTTGTATAGACGTACCGCTTGCACGGCAATACACGTTACTAGATATAATGTTTGATGTGCCGTCAATTTGAACGTTTGAACCACTTACATTTACTGTAATTAGAGAGCATATTGGACTTCCATTCCCGTTTCCATAAAGAAGCAAAGCAAACTTATCACATGTTTTTTGAACTGTAGTATAGTTTTCTATTGATATATAGAAATCATTACCAGAACCACTTGTTTTTAGCACAATGTTCCTTGATCTATTTGTTAAATCACTATTTAACGTAGAAATATCTGATTGTATTTTACTTATACTATCTTCTATATTTCCAATCCCTAATTTAGTTTTTATCAGAGACACGATCGTTGACCACTTAACCTTACTGGCGGTACTCCCACCAGTAAGCATGTAATCATCATCTGATATTGTCTTTTTCTCTGTTAAATCCGATATATGTACTAAAGGTATATTGATTGCCATAACATCACTCCTTAATTCAACTTGTTTTCTCTGACGTAGCTTCTGATAGCATCAATGTGCTTTTTAAGTTCTTTATCTACTACCCAGAAATTTTCTTTTTTATTCTGTGACAATGGTTCTCCTGTGTTATCGTCAATCTCATTGTATGTGTATGATACTCTGTCTCCACCGTCAATATTTAATACCATAAAGCTACTCAACTGTTTCATTTAACATTTCCTCCTGTTCTTTAATCAAATCGTTGATTTCTTCCATATATTCTTTCTCATAGTCAATCACTTCTTCTTTTTCTGAGTTATCGAATTTTTCAAGTCGTTCAAATTCGTAATCTTTCTGAATTGCTTTGATTTCCCACGAAAATTTAAGGTTTTCAGTGCCTCGAACGACAAAGTAACTATCGGTCTTTTCTTCTACCCATATATCGCCTTGCCCCTCTTTCTGCAAGAATACTTGGTACTCAACACCTGTGTTTACTGTCTCTGAAAATATATCGTTAATGTCTATGTAACATTTTCCTGTATTATCAGTACATCCAGAACCTATATCCCCAAAATATGGGGTTGCTGTTTCATAACAATACTGCTTTCTTGTATCGTAATTTTCTGTATCTATGATTCTGTTTTTTGTTCCTGCAACAGACAAACTTCCGCCAATAGTAACTGGCTGATAAAAACTTGATTTTTCTTTTCCAAAATGAAATTTATAATTACTTACCGACCCAAGATAAAGTGATTCATCCGTCATATGCATTGTTATGTCTGTTTGTACTGTAATTGGTCCACTGCTGTTATTTTTTAATACAATCTCATCTGGGGACAAAATCGCACATGCACCAGTTCCATCCTTGTTTTCAGATAAATATATACCACCGAACACGTCTGGTGTTATACACACATATGATATTGGCTTTTCTCCCATGCCTGATATATAATGCGTTACGACTATCCCTTTCGTGTTTATGTCAACAATTTCATTGTCATTTGCATCATAAACGTGCATTTGTCCATTACCGTACGTGTTTGCTTTTCCACCAAGATTTAATGTTCCACCTCTAGCATAAGTAAAGTTGATATACAACTTACCGTCAGACCCACGATAAATACCTTGCCATGCTCCGTCGTTGGTCAGCAGATTGAATATATCTTCGTGAGTCAGTGCATCTACGTCAATGGCTACTGGAATTGTCTCAATATCCAACACCTGTGAAAATCCACCTGCGGCATACATCGTACACCTTAACGCTGTAAGATTTCTTGAGATACCGATACCACTTGAACCACTTGCTGTGATACCGCTTGAACCACTCGCCAATACAGAATACAGTGCATGGGTAATGTCCGTTTCATCCGCTGATGAAGTATAAACGGTCGTGTATGTATCTCCGTCCGTTGTTTCCTCAATCTTGAATCGACACTTATAAGCTGTACGTGCTGTTGCTGTACCGTCACGGTAGTAACCAGATAATGTGATGTAGTTCGGCACAATCGTGTTGTCCGCAGACATTTTCACAATGCTTGACGATGTTTCCATGAAGTACGTTCTTCCTGCACTTCCTTGATCGCCTTTATCTCCCTTTGCTCCGTTGCTTCCGTTACGACTGACTGAATAAGAAGTTGTTGTCGTGTTGTTTGTGTAGGTAGTAATCGTTCTAGTCCACAAATATTGTCCTGCACTTGTAGATGGAACACTACCAGACCATGTACCTGTTGGAACTGCTGTACCGCTACTTGACACTTGATAAGTGATTGCAGTTGATTTGATTCCGTTTCCAGTTGGTCCAATATTGCCTTGAGGACCCTGCGGACCTGTTGCCCCTGTCTCGCCTTTAGCACCAGTCGCTCCAGTCTCTCCCTTGATTCTTGCCCAAGTGTAAGAACCAACCGTTGTAGGGTCTGCTTGGTTATAGTCGGTGCAAGTTCCGATATATGTTCCAACGTCCTCTCCCGAATTAGAAGTGAACGTCTTACCGCCATCGTTACTATACTTAACATGGAAATATGGTGTTTTACCGTCCGCACCTGCCTTACCTGCCGTTCCATTCGTTCCGTCATTGACAGTCTGTGTATGTGTTCCATTTTTATCTGTAATTGTGATGGTTGTTACTGTACCGCTTTTTGAAATTGATACTGTCGGAGATACACCGTCATTTCCTTTAGCTCCCTGCGGTCCAGTCGCTCCAACTTGTCCATTAAGAACTATTCCAGATGCAGTATAATATGCGGTAATACTTTTTGTAGCATCACTTCCTTTTGCAATAATTTCATATGCATTGCCCTTTTCTAATCCTTTCATACCGATAAAAAGATGAGTAACACGAGAACTTCCCCAAGTGTCGGTCATTGCAGAACCACATTCTATTAATGTGTTTCTGGCGGTTCGGGTTAATCCGCTTGCATCCGCAGTAAACAAACATATTATTTTTCCAGATGCTACTGCACTCAATGGGCTGTCTAATGCACTTGCTGTCGTATATGTATCATAACTTTTTATACTTTCTATAGCACCACTGGATGGATTGATAACTACTAATGTATGTCCTCTAGTTGGCATAAAATCATATTTAATTCCATTTATAAGAACATATGATGCATTTTTACTAATTCCTTGAACCGTATCATAATTAGTACCAGATACAGTAATATACGTTGCATTTTTACCGTCAGTTCCGTCTTTACCTGCAACACCCTGTTCTCCTTTATCCCCTTTAGCTCCTTGAATACCCTGTTCGCCTTTAATCTTCGCCCAAGTATAAGAAGCTACTGTCGTTGGATCGTTTAGGTTGTAATCTGTGCAAGTACCAATGTAATCTCCTACCGTTTCGCCAGAATTGGAAGTAAAGGTTTTTCCACCGTCATTTGAGTATTTGATGTGAAGATAAGATGTTTTTCCATCAATACCGTTAGTACCTGCGATACCCTGTGTACCTTTTTCTCCCTGCAATCCTTGGAATCTTGCCCATGTATATTTAGATGGGTCGCTTGAGTCGGCTTCTGTAAAGTCCACGTATGTTCCAATATAGGTAGATGGGGTTTCAGTCATTTGAGAAGCTGTTGTGGGTTTTGCCACAGAACTATACTTAATGTGAAAATATGTTGTATCTCCACTAGCACCCTTAGGTCCTTGGATTCCTTGTTCTCCTTTTGGGCCTTGAATACCTTGTAGACCCTGTGGTCCTTGGTCGCCTTTTTCGCCCTTTTCTCCTTGCGGACCTTGGATTCCCTGTTCGCCCTGTGGCCCTTGAGGTCCAGTGGCACCCTTTTCCCCTTGCGGTCCAGTAGCACCAGTTTCTCCCTTTGCACCCTGTTCCCCTTTAGCTCCCATCTTACCGATGGAATATGTTGTGCTTGTGGTTTTGTCAGAGTAAGTATATATGGTTCTCGTCCACAAATACTGATTTTCTGCAACGCTTGGTGGTGTTTTACTCCATGTTCCTGTTGGTGCCGTTGTTCCACTGCTAGATGCTTGATAAGTCGTTTCTGAGCCTGTGATGCTTCTACCGCTTGCTCCTGTTTCTCCCTTATCTCCTTTTGCACCTGTTTCTCCGGGGATACCGCCTTTTAATTTCGCAATGTCAAATCGTTTCGTAACTGAATAAGTATTAAGGTAATTAGCTGTAATATCTACCCATCCAACATCTGTTGTTAATGCTGTCACAGTGTAGGTATGAGTTGAATTATTCCATGAACCTACGACACCGCCCGACTTCTGCACATTATAAGTACAGTCGTTAGATATATCGGTATGACCGTATAAAACCTGTGCTGTCGTGTGACACTCTGGAAATGATGTGTACTCTCCCTTATAATCTGTCGTGATTGCTTGATAATCGTTGTCCAGATTGATAATCATTGCACGAGATTTTCTGGCTTCTTCCAGTGCCTTATTGGCTGTCTCATCGTCCGTGTACTTGTTAAGCTTCTGCCAGTCGGTTTCCACATAGCTTGCACCGTCCGCTCTTGCTACAACGCATGTAAGAATGTCTCCGTTTTGACCTTGATTCCACATATCTCCTGTGTCATAAGGTGGTGTAGGCTGTGTCAGAAATACACGGCATTTACTGTTTGCCGTAGACTGTGCAAAAGATGCTGTCTGCAATGCTTTTGTAACGTCTGTATCTTGTACTAACTGCCACTTCCATGTGTCGCCATCTTTGAAGAATCTGTAGGCATATCCTTTTGATTTCCAGTAAAACAAGTCTCCCTCATGCTTCTTTTTATCATCTTCTGTTGTCCAGTCAGAAGCAGGGATATTTTTAAGATTTGGCTCGTAATCGTAGTAGAATGTCTCAATCTGCCCGTCTATTTGATTCTGCAAATCTGACACACTTTTTGTAACTGTTTCTGCAAAGTCTGATACTTTACCATCTGCATAATTTTTAGATTCTTTTACTGCATCACTAATTGCTTCTGGTGCTGTTTTGCCACCAATCGTGACGTTATCTCCAGAAATCTTTACAGTACCAGTCTCCATATCTGCATAGAAGATAATATTTTCAGATTTATCTTTGACTGTTAATGCACCAGTGTTGATATAATCTGCATTGATTCCCTCTGTATAAAGCAATCTTGCTACCATTTCCCCAGTGATCGTGAATCCATAAGGATATGTCTTACCTCCATCAATAGAAAATCCAATAACCTCTGCTGTCAATTTGATAACATTCTTTGATTCTTTCATTGTCGGTTTATCATGGAGATAATATATAGTTGAACCATCCAATAGCACTTCCTGTGTTGAATACATTCCGTTACTATTTTTTAATGCTTCTTGCATCTTATCTAAAGCATTTTGACGGTTATTTCTTTCCTGCTCAACTAACTGTTTCCCTTGTATGATCGCTTTTTGATTACTTGATGTGTAGTTGCTCTGGTTACGCAATGGAGATTCTGCACTATTCTTTAATGTTGTATATCCGAAGAATACAAAGTTTACATCTGTTAATACAGAATAGAAGCTATTTTCTCTCCAATCTGTAACTTTAATCTTATCCATAAACTCAGCTATCGGATAAGATATATAATCCATCGTAAATCCACGGAATGTCACTGATTTAAATTTGTCATAAACCCAAGAAACAAGTGTTTCCTCATGTCCTTTTACAAGTGGATTCTCTAAAGATAGGATATAGCTGTCTGCACCTACCTTTACAGTTTCTTCAACATCTTCTTCATTCTCGTTTCCCTCTTCGTCAGTTACAGTTTTTTTGACAGTACGTGTCATTTGTACGCCTGTTACCTGCACATCATTTGTATCATTCGTCAGAGTGTTGTAATCAGTCAAATCATGGATGTTACCACTATTGTAGTTAAAATCATAGGTCATTATCTGTAAATGCCCTGTACGGTCAATTCTTGCGTTTCCACAGGCAATCATAGAAATAAAACCTATAATCTGTCGGTGCGTGTACTCGCTAGATGGCATGGTTGGTATCTGGAAGTCGTTGTGTAAAAAGTTACTGTCGCCTATCAAGATACCGCAGGTATCACAACTATCAACTAACACACTCTTTGCTGTCGCAGGGAACGTCAATGTTGTGCTGTATGCCTTATCAGCTTTGTACATATCATCGTATCCGACAATAGTTACAACGTTTCCGTAACTCTCTGGCTGTGTAACTGTAAATGTACCGTATTCAATTTTTTCTGTTGTCTCTGATAATTCAAATGTTAGATACAGTCTGATTTTTGCTCCGAAGAAGTCATAATTGGATAAGTGATCATCGTCATTCATGATTTCTAACTGTACATTACGGCTGAGTGCAACACCTAAAGGAATGGTGTTAGCACCTGCCGCATCGACCAGACTATTATTATCTATTGAAAAATCATCTTCTCCTAATGGCAGTACAGTTCCATTCGCAAGCGTTACTTCTGCATTGCATTTAAAATTTTGTCGTTCTGTCATTAGCTGTTTAAATTCATCACTTACATTTATCATATCGGGTTAACCCCCTGCATATTGAAAGATATACTTGATACTTTTTCATGGTTATTTTTAAGTGTTTTTATCTTAATGTCCGATACCTGTCCGACATAAAACTTTGCTGTTCTCCACTCTCCGTAAAATACAGAAAAATAATGTAAATCAAAAGATTTACCACGTGCCACCATTTCTAATATTTCCGTAACCTTAGACATTGGCACATCCGATGCACTGTATGTAAATCGCTCTACTGTGAACATCGGGGTAAACTTTCCTTTACCAGACTGTGCCCTCGTGCTACCTTGCGTATAGGTAGTTTCAAAAGCTACGGCTGTGTCTGAATCTGGTTGCCAGACTTTTTTATTATTGATTTTTATATAATCCTGTGCCATTTTTTACTCCTTTCTACGCAAGGCTGAATGGATTTCTACCATTACTCATTTGTCTTAGTTTTGCTTCTTCGATAAATTCATCAAACAACGTCCTGCGGTTAATCTGTGCTGTGAAATGATAATCCCCACCATTGTTACCGCTGTTGTCTGATTCTAAGGACTTCGTAACAGATAATAGCTGTTCAAGTAAATTAAGTACGTCATTATTGTTACTGTTTGTGCTGTTCTGCTTTTGTGCGATCACTGCGGATGCTTTCGCAGGTATTATCTTACCTGTAGCAATCTCTGGTGTTCTGAACGGTACATTTGCCAACTGTTCAGACTGATTCATAAGGGTTTTGAGTGTATCTGGAAAAGCTTTTTCCAAACCTACTGTAATACCGGCAGGAATCATCTTACCTACCGTATCTCTCATAAGTCTTGATGGAGAATGGATTCCAAAGAAATCTTTCACACCCTCCCACGCCTTTTGTGCAAGACCTGTCATTTTATCAACCAAAATCCATGCAAAATCTCCAACACCTTTTGCAATACCTTTTACTACATTCATTCCAACGCTGCCCCAATCGACATTTTTAAATGTAGTTTTCATATCCCTTATCGCAGATGTAGCTTTTTTTGATAATTCTTTAGGAAGATTTTTAACCGCTTCTATGATATTGGTCAATATTTTCCCTGCCGTTGTTTTTAATCCGGATAATTTTCCAGTAATTCCGTTCCCCATCTCCTTAAGTCCATTCTCTCCAAGTCCTTTAAGTTTAGATGGCAAATTCTTTATCGCATTAAGCAACCCATTATATGTATTTGTCATAGCTTCAACTGCTGTACTTTTTGCAGCTACAATACCGTTTTTAATACCTGTAATTAAACTTTTACCAAGTGATAACCAGTTATACGCTGTAAATACATTAACCATAGCTACTATAATTTGTGGAATACTCGCAATAAGAGTAGGGATTGCTTGAATCAATCCTTTAATCAATATCCCAATAAGTTGTATGCCTGCCATCAATATTTTAGGTGCATTGTCATTGATTGTATTTGCAATATTGCTAACAATCTGTGGAACATTTTTGATTATGTCTGGAAGTGAATTAGCAATACCTTTTGCAAGATTCAACATAAGATTTAGACCAGAATCTACTAATTTTCCTGCATTTCTTCTTAAGTTTGCAGTAAAACTCGTCAATGCTGATAATCCCTTACTAATAAACTGCTGTGTCCCATTTGTAATACCTTTTGCCAAGTTATCCATAAAAGACACACCAAGCTGTGTTAATGCCGTGATTGCTTTTCCTGCAACAGATATTGCACTAACAAATATTCCAACCCAATCAATAGATGTTAATAATGTTGCTAATTTTGTGCCAAGCTGTGACCAGTTTGTTGTAGTAAGTGCATTATCTAATGTTGTTAATATTCCTAATGCTAATCCAGATAAGCTTGTACCAATAGACTTAACATCTATCTGGTTGATCGCACCATTCAAAAATCCACCTATTGACGTTCCTATTTTTGCCCAGTTAAGAGTATTTACAGCTCCCTCTAACATTTGAAACGGAACATTTATTTTATTCGCAAACAACCGCCCAACATTATTCCAATTCACTTCATTGAATAAGCCGTTGATACCTGTTGCAATTTTTGAACCAAGATTTTTCCAATTGATTCCCTCTATCAACAGATTCAGTGTGTTGACAATTGTATTAATACCTGCACCTACAGTACGTCCCATTAAATCCCAGTCTATGTGATCAACAAGACTATTGAATGTCCGTGTAAATGCGTTCACAAAATATGTAATCTTCGGACCTACATTATTCCAATTGATAGCATCATAGATTTTTTGCAATCCTTTATTGATGCCAGATGCAATGTAAGCTCCAAGTCCCTCCCAGTCCTCTTTTTTTATGAGGTTCTTAATCTTCTTAGCAATGTCCGCAATAGAAGATTCAATAGGAACTTTCTCAAACATATCTCCAATGGATGGTCCCGTGTATCCGCCACCACCTCCGCCACCTGTTGATGGCGTTGAGTTTGAACTAGGTGTATTGTCTTTTTCTTTCTGATACTGTCTGATTTCGTCCAGACCAGAAAGATATGTCTGCATCTCTTTATTTGCTTTTTTTGTTGCATTTGCGTTTTTCTTTGTAGACTTCGCTGCACTATTAGAACTCTTAGAAGTCTTTTGCAACGATGCAGCATAATCTTCTTGTACAGCTTTTGCTTTTGTAAAAGATTTCTGTCCTGTCAGTGCTGCTATGAACATACCTACATAAGTAATCGCTCTTGACAGCATATTTATAAATGCCGTTAATATAGGTGCTACTACAGACAGTATTGGTGCAAATGCTGTTGCTAAACTGTTTTGTAACTGAGTTAATGCTGACATCATAGAAGATATCGAAGCATTAGTAGCTGACGAATACTGTGCAAGGTTATTGATGCCTGTCATGATTCCACTGTTAACTTTAGAAATCATTCCAAAAACGGTAGAATATAATATACTCATACCGACCATTCGACCAATAGAAAAGCTTGCATTATTAGCACTGTTTGTAGTGCTTGTAAAATTCTGTGCTAGTCCTGTCAGACGTTTTCCAAGACCAGATACAACTCCACCCATTCTACTAAAGATAGATGAAATACCGCCTGTTTTTGTCTTAGCACTGTCCGCAGACTGACTGACATTCTTAAATGATGAACCAAGCCTACTATTTGTGTTAACAAGGCTTCTTTCTTTTGCATCAGTCTTAGATATTTCCTTATTTAATGCATTTAAGGCTTTCTCACTTTCTTCTGATGCTGTTTTTGCGTAGTTCCCTGTAATCGGTGCAGTACGTACTTTCTCTGTTGGTTGTGCAGTTGTTGTTCCGCTGTCTAGCTGTTTTTTCTTCGCTAGTAATTCGTCATATTGTCTGCCGAGTTTTTCCGCAGCACTCTCCAATGCTAAAAACGCAGGGGAAGAAGTTGCACTCTGATTTCTTGCAAAAATTTCTTGCTGTGCCGTTGCTACCTGCTCAAACTGTGTATCAAGGCGTTGCAAGGAATCTTCAAGAATCTGATATGCTGTTGTCTTGATATTTGAATTGCTGATTTCATCCTGCAATTGTGTTGTTTGTCCTAAATCGGTGTTTAAGGATTCAACACTCGTTTCTGTACCTGTGATTTCTGCATTTAATTTTTGTAATGCTTTTGCACTCTCTTCGCTTGCAAGACCTGTTCCACCAGTAAGCTTTGCACTTTTAGGTAGACCACTGTCTGCACTCGCTGTCGGTGCTTCTAACTGCTTTTTCTTTGCAAGAAGCTCTTCGTATTGCTGATCTAGTTTAGCCGCTGCACTTTCCATCGCTTGAAACGCAGGAGAAGATGTTGCACTCTGATTTCTGTTGAATACATCCATCTGTGCTTTTTCCAACTCTGCAAGCTTCTGTCCTATTGTTTCTATTGCTTTATCTAACGTATCAAGTGCAGTCGTCTTAATGTCTATGTTATCAAGTTTCTTTTCTGCCTGTGCGGTCTTTTCCAGTTCCTCAGCCACGGTCTTTGCTTTTTCTTCGACAACGTCCATGCCTTTTGTATCTGGTGCTTTTATACCGCCACTCATGGCTTTTTCCATTGATTTCCCAATTGTTTTTACTTGATTGGATAAACGTTTTAAAAGGGATGCGATTTCTTTCACACTTGCTTTTGCTTCGGTTGTATCAATCTCTGTTTTGATATAAATACTTCCATCCGCTTTTTGTGTAGCCATTCAATCACGCCCCTTTCCCATTCAGTAAATCGTTCAAACGTTTCTGTTCTTCTAATTCCTCTTCGGAATATTTAACATCTAGGTCAATAAGCGTTTTATTTTCTTTGTAGAACTCTCTTTCCCAATCTTCCAGTTTCTTTCCTTTGGCTTTCTTCATGCGAACACTAAGAATCTGCGAAAACAAAGACTCTCCAATTTCCATGTAAGCTCCTAAAAAAGTCCACCAGTGTAAATACTGCATAGCTCGTATTTCTTTTCCAAGTACACGGTTAACAGATGGGATGATAACTGGTGCATCATGTTCCCAATCCATCACATGAGGTTGTTTCTTCCCATCGTCTTTGATACCCATGTCAATAAATTCGATGGCTTTTTCAATAGCTTCTTCATAGTCTTGTGGTGGCATATTTCCAAAATCAACGTATAAAATGGTAAGGCAAACAATCCACTTTTCATCGTTCTCAAAGTCTGGGTCATTAAATGTTTTTAAAATGTCCAGAACTGCACGAAAATCTGTGCGTATTTCATAATCTATGCCACCAACTACTATGGATGTAGGAAGTTCCCAAACTTCCATTATTTATTTGTGATATTTAGACGTTGCCCTTTTAATTTTCGCCTGTTTCTTTTTGATTCTCTGGTCTGTTACCTGCTCAATAACGTCCGCAATCTCAACGATGATATTCTCAATAAAGAAATCTCCACTTTCCGTTAATGTCAGTGGATTGCAGATAGCGAATACAGATTTAGAAGCTTTAGAGTTGAGTAAGTAATCAATCTGTTCTTCTAATCTGTCGGATAATTCCAGAATGTCTTTTTCTGTTGCATCTTCTGGTACTTCCATCTTTTCAAGGTTTGCAACTACCTCTTCGTATCTTCTAATGATATTTAAATCAACAGGATTGAAAGAAAATCTTCCAATCTCTGTATCATCTTCATTGGTCAGTACCACATTTAAGGCACCGGTTTTGACTTTTCTTCTTAATTCTTCCATTTTTTAACCCCTATTTCCCTGTGCTAGATGTATTTACTGAACTTGTAGCTGCTGTAAATTTACCTGTTTCAACGTTGTAAGTACCTTTTGTACGTTCTCCAACATAATTGACGGTAAACGGAATCTGATAACCAGATGTATCCCCACCGTAAGATGTAGGTGTTACATAACATTCCTGCTGATATGCTTCATAAGCTCCACTTGTAGCTTCTTTCCACATATGCACTTCTACGGCGTTTGTCTTTAAGTTGTCGTCTGTGTAACGATTATCAACAATTTCCTGCAATTTCTGTGATAATACAGAGTCAGCTTCTGCATAATAAGGGTCAGCTTCAGAAGATACTTCATATCCATTATGCTTAAATGTTGATTCTCCGATGATGTTTTTAGATGTTTCTGTGTCTGGATTCAGTTCGACATTGTATTCTTCTAAGTCTTTTCCTAGACGTTCATAACCAGATGTTCCGCCACAAAGTGAACCAGAATCTAAGAAATGAGCCATATATTTACGTGCAATTTTGCCTGTTGTAACTGCCATTTTGATTCTCCTTTATCTTTTCAAGGTTAGTGATCTGCTCCATAATGCAGACCAGTTAATGTGTTGTCTATCTATCAAAGTCATTTTGGTATCGGGCAGATATGTTGATTGCCCAATTCTCAGACTTGTTTTCGTTTGTGCTGTCCAAATATGCAGGTGTCTGTCTGTCAATCGTTAAAAACTTTCGATTGCCTGTCAGAATCGGATATTCTTCTAGCTTATATGTATTGTTTTTAATCGTGATTGTTTGTTTTTCTAACCATTTGCCAAGGTTGTCCAACCACTCCTTAATGTCTGCTTTTCTCTTTGGTTTTGTACCGCTTGCACGACATATCACGCAAAACGGATACAGACATACCTGTGTGACGTGTCCTGTGATACTCTCTTTTTCTGATTCAATCACTGCACCGCTTACTGGGAACATTGCTTTTCCGCTTGCATCATCTAATGTAGAAAATGCAATTTCTTCTCCCTCTCTTAAATCTGGGAACTGATTTACAAGTTCTTGTAGTGCTGTCGTGACTACGTCAAAGCCGTCAATGTCGTACTTGACTGGTTTCTTTTCTTCTGCCATTAACTTCCTCCTGCCTGCTTCTTAACATGAGTAACCCACGCTTTACCGTGATTCTTCTTTGCTGTTTCAAACCATTTTGGAGTTGCTTTTGGATTGGAATAGGACAGGTCTTCTTTTGCATTGGTATGTCCTGCAAATTCAGAAACAAGAACCTTTCTTGCCCCTTTTCTTGCCCATGGAGAACCTGTTAGTTCATCAACCATGCCTTTTCCATAGTACAAGAAACGCCCCATCGGTCCAGTACCTGCACACACCATTCCAGTACCTGCAAGAGAAGTGCTTTTTGCTCTCGTTACGTTAATGAATGTACCTGTTTCATGTGGCATATAAGGGACCATATCGGTCATAATTTGACTATCTAGCCAAAACTGAGCATGCTGTATCTGGTCGTCAAATCTTTCAAGACTGATATTCGCAATCATGTTAGATGTATTTATATTGACATTTCCTAATTTCTTTTTAGCCATGTAACCACCTACTTCGCCATAACTTCAAAATGCGGAATAATATCATAAAAAGTACTGCCAGTGATCGCAAAGACATAATCATACTTAAGTTTCATCTCTTCGTAGAATCCGTCAATATAATCATCGTCTGCAATCGGCTCTTCGTTCTCCCACTCTCCAACAATAAAAAAGTCAAAACCATTAGCCTTAGAACTAAATGTAAGTGTCTGTGGTAACTTATCATTTGCCTGTTTAGACCATTCTTTAGGCGGTAGCCATAATTTACTACCAACCATCTTTTTACCGTCTTTTAGGCTATACTGTACATTTAATACAGCATTGTCCTGTGAGTCAGAACCGTACTTTGCAATGATACTTGCCTTATCCATGTTAAGATTGCAATTATGCAAAATAGAGGGATACCATGTATCGCCCTGTTTACTCTCATATCTATTGAAAAGTGTAATTGTGTCGTTATACATCGTATCCCTCCGCTTATAATGCACCTGCTCTTTTAAAAGCTTTAAAAATCTTTTTAGACTGTAAAGCAAACCAGTCAATCATCTCTTCATTATTTGCCCAACAATCTGTGTTGCAGGACTGCCCATCTAAACCACTTTCATATAAGAAAGCGTGCATAATCTCATGCCTAAGCACACTTTTTTGAACCGATTCAATGTTATCCACAGAATCAACACTTTTTTCAAGAATTGCAACGACTATTGTTTTATTTGAATAATCGCAATAACCAGACAATTCTTGTAGTTTTTCATCTTCGTTCTCGTGTCTGAATCTGATTTTATATGTAGTTCCTAAAACATTTGCTTTACAATCTTTCATAAATACTCCGTTGGGTACATTCCCATATACAGTAGACTTACTCCGTTGGCATCTGCGACACCCGATAAGTAGTCTCTTATTGTGTCAGAGTATAACTGCTTTTGTGCTTCTTTATCCGCTAGACACTTATCTATCAACGTAGCAGTGCCTGTATTACTGGAAGTCACATAGCTTATACTCTCGTTTCCTGCACTCTTAGATGCTACCTGCTTACTCATCACAGTTCCATCTTCTAATGTGATATAACCCTGTGATGCTTCAACTCTCGTTTCTGCCTGTTCAATCTTATATGTGATTGACAGAAGTTCGCAAACACATCTTTTAACTGCTTCTGCATCATCTTCATCTGTTGGAAAAGCAATCTTAAGCTTTTTAACATTATCCACGCCTGTTGTGGCATTATCTATTTTCTTACAAGAATCCCAGACCAGACGATTAAAGTCTGCTTCTGGGATTGCTTTCTCTCCAAAAAGGGTTTTGTAATATTCATAGTCAACATAATTTGCCATGAAATCACTCCTTTTTATCCGTTGGATTTAATAACACCCATGCGGATATTCTTCTGATTAAATGCTAAAGACCAGTTTGCTTTAGCTCCTAACTCTGCATTTGTAGGAGACTCTTTTGCAATCTTGTTAGCATTGATAGAAAATCCGTTAGGATGTAATACATAACCCTGTTTTGTATACAGCTTTTCGATACCGGCAGATGTTTCTGGATCATAGTCTGTATAATAAGGATTTTCATAGTTTGTCTTATCACAAGTCAATACTGAACCTGTACCAAGCATATAAGTTTTGTATACTGGGTTTGTTCCTGTTGTATCAACTGTAAATTTATCTGTTACCAGTGGGATAAATCCACCGATTGTAGGGAGATTTACTTCTCTTTCTACTGCGTTAGCAATAGTGTATTTGTTGTAGTCAACAAGTCCCATTGCTTTGTATTTTGCGTAGATGTAAGAGTTTAATACAAGTAATCCCATCTTGTCAGCGGAATCTCCTAAAGCTTTCTGCTGTGCAAAGATAAGTGTTGTATCGTCAATTTTGTTTACATCTCCAACAGTGCCCTCGCCAGTTAAAGATAAGTCTGTAATGTGGTTTTCCATCCCAGACAGACTTAAAACTGCATCAACTGTAGTCATTAAGTCACGTGTTCTTACCTGCTTATAAAAGTCTGCAACAGAGTTTGCAACATGAGTCATAGGGTCTGCACCTGTTAACTCTTTTGTAAAGTCTTTTGATTTCCAAGCTTTCATTCTCTGGATTAACATACAAGTCTGTTTCTTTCCTGTAATTTCAGCAGGTGTGTTGTCTGTTTCTCCATCGTTGTTTAAAGCCTGTGAGTCCTGTTCATCAATCGGTGTATAGAAAGGAATTGTTGCAACGTTTCCTTTTTCTCCGATTAAGTCCATGATTGTATTGTCCTGTGCTAATACACCAGATGCAATAATAGCATCGTTCCATGTTGGGTTTTCTGACATAAACTCAGAAAAAACCTCTGGGTCAAAATCAAAACCGCCAAATCTTCCTGTTCTTGGCATAAAAAAAGTCCTTTCTACCCTAAATAAGAATAGATAAGGACTTATCTATGTCCCATCTACCTACAACTATTAAGGGATTTTTAGGTTAGCGGCTCACTTCCATACTGTGAGTCGGTATTATCTATCTGTCATTTAATAAGGTTGCATAATAGTCTGGGTCCTCTGCCTTAAGCTTCATTCTGTCGTCTAAAGACATTTCCCTTAACTTCTGTGTTCCCTTTTTCTGCTCTCCGCTGTTGAACTTAGTTGTGAAGCTTGGAATATTAACATCTGGTACTTTCTTTTCGTCAACCAAGATGTTCTCAATTGGTTTCCCATCTTTAGTAGTAAGTTCTTTAAATACATCTTCTGCATTTTTCCCATTCTCTTCTTCTAATTTCTGAATCATCTGGGAACGGATAGAGTCTTCTGTGATTGCATTTACAAATTTTTTATCAGATAAGAAATCTTTTACTTTGTCTCTTAACTCTGTCTGCTTAGCTTCTTTTGCTCTTGCTTCTTTTTCATCTGCAAGTTCCTGCGTTAATGTTGTAATCTTAGTCTTAAGACCGTCAACATCTTCTTTCTCTAAGTCGGCTAATTTAGACTGCACTTCGTCTAAAGATGTTTTGTATTCATCTTTTTTCTCTACCTGTTTATTGTAGTCAGCTACAGTCTTATAGTTTTCAGACATTTTCTTTTTTAAATCCGCTTTTTTATCTTCTGGGATTTCGATTCCTAATTCTTCTAAAATCTTTTCGTAATTTTGCATATATATCCTCCTACGATATTTGTATACCGCTCGTCTGCGGTAATGGATTAAGGCTTATAAACCTAAGCCAAGGTAAAAGAGAAGAGTGGACTTGAACCACTCTTGAGCCTTTAACTCTCTCTTAAAACTTACGGGAGGAGGTTAGTTGATTGAATCACATGAGCATCAAACAATCTACTCTTTTATTGTAAGATATGGAGACTCTTTTTTTCTACTCATTTTTCTAATTTTTTCACGAAAAAAGCACCATGCGACAACATGATGCTTCAACGTTTTTTGGAGGAGTATGAAAAAATTACAGCTCTACCAATAAAGTGTCAGAAAATAAATGCTATTGATTGCCACTTTTGTGGCTAATGGAAACAACAGGATTCGAACCTGTGACTGTCCACTTATGAGGTGGATGCTCTAACCAACTGAACTATGTTTCCACGGACCTCATGAGAAGTCCTGCCGTATTATACTTTATAAAATCAATAAGAAAAAGGGTTGTAACATGAAAAATCTTCGAAACAAATCACATACTAGCAAGTAAAAAATGATTTATTCAACAACAACTATTATTTGTTACAAGTATTATTGTAAATGCTATACTATGGATTTTTCAATACACTTTTCATAAGTTTTTTCAAAAATTTCTTTCTTACATGGATAGATTTCTCCATTTACGCCAGTGATAAGCATATCATCTTTTGTCATGAGAAAATCCCCCTCTAGTGTTGGGATAGTGTAAGAATTGCTGTCACATTGTCTAATGACGTAACCGTTGTACATAAACTTAACAGGCATACCGTCAACTACAGTATCAGCGTTCTCTGCTCCGATTCTCATAAGCTCATCAAACGTGATTGCTTCTACCTCAACAGGTTTCTTTACATATTTAGCCATGTTTTCACACTTCTTATTCAACAAACATCCAATCTTCTGCTAACATATCTGCTTGACTTGCTAACCATCCCATCTGAACACCAGACGTTCCTACAAATGCCACTGCTTTATTTCCAATGGCTTCATGATCGCAATTAACAATTGTTTTGTCTGCTGTCTTATATGAAATTCCTGTTGCTAACTGGATATACTGATTCTTTCCGTTCCATCCTTTTCTCTTAACTTTAAGTCCACGTTTCATGTACTTAATCGCATCTCCGAATCCAAATGTAGCTTCTCCGCCTAAGACTGGACAATTTGTTTCATCTGCGATTAGCCATTCATCAGACAAAATGTTAGAAAGTGTATATTCAACCCTCTGTGTCTCTCTAATATCAAGTAAATCTCCCTGTCCTTTATCAGAATCTTTTGGTCTGCACTGCATCATGATAGTTTCTTTTTCTGCGTCCCAGAACCAGAAGCCACCCCATGATGGAAGTTTTACTTTATGCCCTGCTTTCATTCTTTTAAATGCTTCTGCAAACGACATGCCGACATCTTCCACTACAAGTTGTACTCTATATCCGTCCTTGTGTACGATTCCATCTTTTCCATCTGTAACGGATGCAATCAGTTCCCCATCTTTTGTGATATTTAACTCTTTAAAATTTATACCGTCAATTATCATTCTTATTCTCCTTTACTTCTCGTGCGTTGTCAGTGCGTTTATTAACTCGTCTCTGGTTTTTTTTAGACCCTCGATGTTGTTCCCTGTGATTTTGTTCTCAATCAAATTAAACATACTTTTCATAACCAAATTAACATCGTCCTGTTGGCTGTTAATTGTGTTGTAGTCACTGTTAAGCTTCCGTTTAATATCTTTGATGTCTGTCTCTATTGACGTTATACGTTGCTCTAAATCGTCCGTAGGCTTCTTGTAATGCTTATAGGCTTTATACAATACGCCTACAGCTCCACCAATGGTTATAATCCACCCACACGCAACCATGAATTGATTAATAGTTTCCAAATTATTTACCTCGTGCGTTATTATACCTAGTCGCTGCACCTCTAGCAGATGATGATTGACTTCTGTCCCATCCTGCGGTGTTGAGTCTTTCGTTTTGTGTCTTAAGATTGTTCTGCTTGCAGTAATCTTTATAAGCTTGATTCTGTTTCTGCAACAGTGCAGCCTTTTTCTGATATTCCATATCAAGCTCATGCTTTAAGGCTTCGTCCTTTGCATTATCCACAGCCGTTTTCATGCCGATTAACTGCCGTTTCGTCTTTCTGATACGTCTTTCAAGCTCTCTCTGGCGTTTTCGTTTCTCGTATTCCTTGCGATTCTCTTCGCTGTCGTAGTCCTCGAACGGATTGTTTATTCCATCCCCCGGACCGTGGGAGTGTCGGCAGTTTGCCCCATGGATTCCCTGCACATTCCCCATACCGCAGACTGAAAAAGGCGGAAATCTTGGGTCATTACCGCTTTTGCTGTAAAACTTGCCTTGCCACCAGTAATGATTGGTTAAGTTGTCTCCACCGTCTCCAATTCTTGCTCCTAAATGTGCAGACGTGAGAATTATATCCCAGTTCATCTCGTCCATACGTGCATCCGTGATCTCTCCTGCCATCTGACTTACACCAGTGCGAACCGCTCTTGTAGTTGCTGTCTCTATGCTGTCTCTACGTCCACTAGGGTATGTTACGTCTGCACCCTTGTCTATAATGTCGTTAACAGCTTCTTTGACCGCTTCTGTGTAGCTTGTTGTACCGCTTGCTGTTTGGTTGTATGCCTTGTCCACTGCATCTATGTAATTATCGTGGCAGGCGTTCGGCATTGTACCGGTGTAGTTATGCATCTCTCCCTTGGTCTTTTCATAATTCCTCTGCAATAATCGTTGTAGATAAGGACTTTCCCCGAGTGGTTTTGGTTCAAGACCTGCCTTTTTATATACTGCATCATCCCACTCTATAGCCTTTATACCTGCTTCTTTCATTGTTTGTGCGATTGTATCAATGCTTATCTTTGTTGTTTGTGCAATCTCTTTCTGTACCGCTTGCAAGATATACCCTGCATCCTGCAATACATCCATTTGCCACTTGTCAATAGGGGTAAAAAGGTAATCTTCGCCACGTCCTAGCCTTATCATCATTCGTTCGATGATTACAGATACAATTTTGTTATGCAGTTCTTCCGCCTGCTTCTCTGCTTTTTCTGGCACATACCATAAGTAATCTGGCGTTAGCATTATTCTTCATCTCCTGCACCGAATAAGTCTGGCTCTTTCGGTTGTGCTTCTTCTTCAAGTGCTTTTGCTTCTTCTTCACTGAATCCCTCAAATTTTGTTAAATAGTACCAGAAAGGAATCTTGCCGCTTACAACATAGCTATACCAACGAGAACGGTCCTCGTCCTCATTGTATGTTATGTCTCCAAAGTCATAGTAAGTCTCATACGGTCCACTTGGTGCTAATTGGTACAGATCAGCAAAGATATTAAGTGCTGCAATCAAATCATCCATGCAGAACTGTAGCTTGTCCCTAACGTCCTTGATAAACTGTATCGTTCTCTGCTGCTCTGCTTCTACGCCTGTAGCTGTCTGAATCCCTGTCGTTTCGTTAAATACAAAGTATCCATTGGAGAATCCGCATTTATACCCAATCTGTGACAGCAGGGCATTGATTCCTGTCAATCGTGTATCCGTGTTGAGACTTGGGTTTACCTCTTGATAGAATCCTTTAATGTCTGTGCTGTTCACATTCTTAACAAACTCTGGTAATCTCAACCGCTTCTTGCTTCTCTCAAATCCATCTTGAGTATTGTTTACCCTTGTACCAGTCTCCATTAACTTGTCGGAGTCTAGCAGCAACATTCTTCGGCTGTCGAATATCTCTGTTGCGTTCCTGCTGTATGCAGTGTCTAAATCTTTTAGCTCTTCTATTGCTTCGTAAAAAATAGGCAATCCTAAACTACAATGCAAGTCTACATTGTTCGCCTGCGGAGTCCTAAGAACTGCATACAGGCGTTGTCCGTTCAGATTTGCAAGTCCTACATCTTCTAGTTCTCCACGCCAAGGTGTCTCGTCTATGTCAATTGGCTTTCCTGTGTCGTTTGCATCCTTAGATGCGTAACAGCGGTTAGTAATTTGATACACGTCCTCAATATATCTATGATACTCTAGCTTCGTGTAATACGTCCTGCCATCACTTGAGATTTCTCTATGCACAAACACAATGCCTTGAATCTCTCCATTGCTTTCGTCTGTTACAATAAAGTTTTCTGGCGTGATCAAGTCCACACTTGAGCCGTTAGGCTTTAATACTACTGTACCGTATGCACAGCCATATTCTACGTGATGTCGTACCTGTTCCAGTTCCTTGTCTATCTGCTCCTGCAACCAATTAGCTCTTGCACTGCCATCTATCTCTATGCCTATTGCAAGTGTAGCAAGGCGTGCTGTCTCCGAACACACCGCTTTTGCAAAGTTGATAGTCTTTATATGCTCGTCCTTGTCTAACCAGTACGGAATGCCCTTATAGATGTACGCACATTTTTCTATAACTCTCTGCATCTCTGGACTGGTAACAGTATCAATCTTAAATTCGTCTCTTGCCTTTTGTCTAAAAAGGTTACTTAATATCTCTTTCATTCTGCTAAATATACCCATCTATTCCACCGCTATCAGTTTAACGTTTCCGATTTTTGTTTCTATATCTCCTTGTATCAAATTGCTATTAATCGTAAGCCAAACCCCACCATCATGGATAGATATTTTTTCTATATCCTTGATGCCTAACATTACATTTCCAATTTGTATACAAGTTACATCTTTTAGATTTATCATCATTGTTTTTGTCTCCTTTACGCACTCTCTCCACGTCTCATGCTCATTGGACTTGTCGCATACCTTAATGCATCAATGAAATGATCGTTGCCGTCTGGATAATCTGCCTTGATTTCTCCGTTTTCATCTACCTCATGCTCGTAGCTTATTACCTCTTCATACAGCCGTGGAGTTCTCGCCGGGTCTATGACTAAGGTTCTGCATTGTAGCCATTCATAACTATACTTACGGCTGCCCGGATATACGTTCGTTTTGTTTGCTACAAGTCCTGCGTCTCTAAAGTCTAAGATGCTTTCTATCTCGTCAGCACCGCAGGATATAGTATAGTCGTTATATCCCTTATTAATAATCAACTGTGACATTGCCGTGTTTCGTATCTTCTGCCCACCAAGTTCGTCTATGCACAAGATTTTTTGTGATGCAGGCATATATGCACATCTGACAAAAGCTTTCGGGTCTGGATAGTATCCCCAGTCCTGACCTTGATAGATTCTTTCCTGTCTTGATATCTCTTCGTCCGTGATCGTGCGGATTTCTAGAAGCTCAAAGATGTTTGTTCCAAGTCCTACAGGGATTCCCAGATACTCATGCTTGTATGCACGTTCGTTTGTCTCTTTCAGATATTCTGCATCGGTTATGAACTGCTTCCCTAGCCATTCCACAGGAACTGTTGTGTAGTCACTCTTATGTCTAAAGCTATCCTCTCTTGCTTCTGCTACATACTTATTTGCCCAGTTATTAACAGAGATTGGTGGGTTGAACGTCTTAAACACTACGAACTTAGAACCACCACGCAATACAGATTGTTGTACAGTTCTGATCTCTTCAATGCCTGCAAACTCATCTAGTTCCTCGAACCACAGGTATTTGATATATCCCTTTGCGACCTTGATAGACTTCGTTTTCTTTGCCTTGTCCAGTCCTCTATAGATTATCTTCTGCCCAGTCGGCTTATATATATGTTGTAGCGGACTCTTAGAAGATTCCCACAGATCACTTACACCTAAGGCATCTATAGCCCATTCTATCTGTTCATACACACTGTCCCTTAGGGTATTACCAACCTTTCGAAACACTGCCGCATTGCTGTATTCTCCTGTTGTTGCACCCTGCATAATACCAAATACAATCTCTACACTAACAAAAGACGATTTAGTCGAGCCACGACCGCCATATAAGTCGTAATATGTATGTTTTCCGTCTTGTATATCCCAATGTACAGCATAAAAAGATGGGGCGATCACATCCGTCAAATTAACCATGCAACCGCTCCTTACTCTCTAGGAATATTATTTACTATTGTAATTCCCTCTGTCTTATTCTCTTCCTGCTTCTTGTCTGCATCCCAGTGCTTAAAGTTGTTTCTTAGGTTAAATTGTGCCCCAGAACTTCCCTCTTTGTCGTACAATCTGCCCTCTGCATACTCTTCCACTCTGCTTTTCGCCCGTGTGATTGTGTCAAGAAACTCTTGTTTTTCATTTTGGTAATACAACAAATCCGCTCTAGATGTAAAACCAAGGTGCAAAGCCAATCCGGTAATTGTTGGCGGTTTCCTGTTAATCATAATAGGATAGCCGCTTTTATTTCTTACTATCTTACCATCTTCTTTTAATACTTCGCCCTCACATAGTTTAAAGTACTCATCTATCTTTTTTTGCATAGTTTTAACACTTTTATACTTTGGGGGTCTTCCACCTGCACCCATTACCTCACTTCCTTTCATGATCTACAACTCTTATATTCTTTTGTGTTTGGATTCCTGCTTTTATATTTGTCGCAGGTGCATAGATATGCGTTGTCTATTCTGTCATACTTGCCTACGTCACACATATAGTAGTTCTTTGTATTACTTCCTAGTAGATACATACATTCAGCACAGCACAGGCTTTTATCTTCCATCCTGCACCTCTTTCTGGTATCTACTGCATACACACATATGACTACACTTTATGTTTACAAGCACCACTTCCGTCTTATCCTCTGGGATAGCTCTTCTCTTTGTCTCCGTCACGATCTCGCAATGTACGCAATCGTTACAGCAATTCTTTAGTTTGTTATTAATCAAAAAAGACACCTCCCGACTATGGTTATTATCTAATATAATTATACCATAGTAGAAAGTGCCTTTGTTTACACTCTTTTTATTAATGCCTTTGTAGTACAAGATTGTACATGCTATCAACATCTCCTGCTTCTTCGTCAACTCCTGCAACGTAAGAAACATGCCCCTTGCTTCCTCGTATTTCAAAATAAGCTTCATGCAGTCCGATGATTTTCTTTTCTGCTTCTTCTTTTGTAATTTCGCTATCTGTTTTCAAAGACACGTCGTACCAGAAATTCATTTCTCTTGCGATTGCTGCTAATACTAATTTTTTATTTTTTAATTCTTTCATTTTCAACACTCCTTTTTTTTACTGATCTCCTTTAACTGTCTTTATTATACATAATATTTATGTATAAGTCAACACTTTTCAGATAAAATATTTTATCTTTTCATCGTCTGTTATTTCTATATCAATTACATCATCTACATTTTTTCTAAGCATACAACAAATAGCATTGAGACTTTTCATGTTTATTGGTTCTCCCCGCTTTATCTTTGCAAGTGTTCCCTCGCTTAAATACTTGTTTTTTCTTATTATATAAGAAGTGTATCCTTTTTTCTTCAATTCTTCCTGTACATCTAATTTGTATTTTATCATCGTTTTTCCCTCCTTTTACATCATTATAGCATACCCATGATTTTACATCAAGAATTTTATGCATAAAATTTATGCACTTTTCTATTGACATATACATAGATTCTATGTATAATAAAAGTAAGTTAAGAGAACAAAGCAATCAGAAAAGGAGATAATAAGATGAAAGAAGCAATCAAAAAATTAGAATCAAAAGGATACTACATTGACAATCAGTTTGACGGATGGTTTGGAACTTTTCCAGACAGATTCGAACTCCACAAAGGAGACGAGATCGTCATGGATAATTTATCAGAATCACAGGTTATTAGCTTAGCAGAGATTTTATAAGTCTCTGCTAGACAATTTAGGAGGTGTTATCATGAAATATTTTACAGCCAAAAACTTACAGGAACTCAGAAAAGAATACAAAAAATTAATGGTAGCCAACCACCCGGACAACGGTGGAGACGTTGTTACATGTCAAGAGATTACAGCCGAATACAAGAAACTGTTTGACATGTTCAAGGCAGGGCAGACACCAGAAGAAGAAAAGAAAAATACATTTGATTACAAGGCAGACGAAGCCTTAAGAAATGTTATCAATAATATAGTTTCTTTCGATGGTCTTAACATTGAAGTTGTCGGTTCTTGGATATGGGTAGACGGCAATACATACCCATATAGAGAACAGTTAAAGAAGTTAGGCTTTAAGTGGTCTAAGAATCGCAAAAAGTGGCACTTCTCAACCGAACCATCTGGAAAGTGGCATAAAAAGAAAATGTCTTTCGAGGACATTCAGAAAAAATATGGAAGTGAAAAAGTAAAGACTTCCAACATTTCAAGAATTGCATAGATTGAAAGAGATCCGGAAGAACTCACACGCTCCCAGATCTCTTTTTTATTACTATCTCGTAATCATATCCCATTATACTTAAAAAATCTTTTAGATCGCTTAGGGATACTTTTTTATTATTAAATTTGTTGTTTAGCTGCTGTGGTGTTGACAATCCTAAAAGCTGTGAAGCTTCTGTCATTGTCATGCCGTTTCTTTTTAGTAGTTCTTTGTAGATTTCTTTTAGTTGTTTATTGTCTTCATAAGTAAAATTTATGTTGTACTCCATCAATCACACCTCTTTTCTATTTTTAAATCATTATAGTTTAAAATATGCCATATGTCAAACGAAAAAAGTTTATTTTTACTATTGACATTTAAACTAAAATCATTTATACTCTAGTTAAAGATAAACGAAAAGCATTTAAAAAGGAGTTTGAAATATGAAATATTTAAGAAAAGAAATTGAAAAGTTAGTCGAAAATGAGGACTTCGTTTCTTACGAAGAATTTATTTACGAACTGGAAGAAGAAAAAGAAGAAGTCAAAAAGTATCTTGAATGGAGAGCAAGCGGTGGAAAGATGAACACCGAAACACTTCCAGATGGGTATGTAGAAGCTTGTAAAAAGATTTTAGGAGGGATTGAAAATGAATAAAACAATCGCAAGACACAAATTTTGGTTACATCAAACAGAGTGTATTATTTCCACAGTTTATGTGGAAGTATTACACGAATACCAAACTGTTGTAATGTATATGGATGATTTTGAAGAGATTGATTCTTATACAACTTACAGCAAGCAAGAAGCCTTAAAGCTCCATGAATCACTTGTTGAACAGTGGAAAGATAGACTTAATAAAAATCGTCTTGTCAAGGCTGATCGTGACAGTCTTGTAATACCTGCATAACATACACCACCCACCCCGGAGGTTACGAGGGTAGAAAGTTGGGAAATATGACTAAGAACGCAGAAAAGAACGCAAGAGCTATGCTGAGTAGATTATCAACAGAACAGCTTATAAAAGAATTTGACATGACCGAAGCTATACCAATTAGTCTTGAATTGTCCATGGTCCGTGGTTGGATTATGGATGAATTGAAAAAGAGAAATCCAGAAGCTTTTGATAAGTGGTTGGATTTAGACTATCCAGATAATGAATCATTAAAAAAATTGTATTTGAACGCATAGAATAAGCCGTAGGAATTAACCTACGGCTCTTTTTTATATCATGTCAAAAGGCACTGACAGACGTTCTAAGACATTTATATAACTTAATGCGTGTTCTTTATCCTTGCACTGAATATAAGGGATATATGAGCCATTCACGTACTCAAATAAAGCTATCCACGTATCTTTCATGGTAACAAGTACCCAGTCTATACCGTTGCAGCTCTTGTTTTCTCTCTGCCCTGTTCCGTGTTCGTCTATCCACTTTTGGAACTGATCACGATTCATGTCCCTGCTCCTCGCTGATGCTTTCCAAATTTTCTCTTAACGTCTGCACGCACTCATGAATATCATATGTGCCATTTACATTTATCCTTATTTTTAAGCAGTTCGTTATCACGTGTTAGCCTGTTAACTTGTTCGCATCTCTCTGCATACATCTTATGCAGTTCTTTTATTTCTTGTGGCATTAATCCTATTTTTTTGTACTCTAAAAGCTCTTTCAATGCCATCACTGTGATTCTATCCCACTCTGTTTCTCCAATAGCTTTACGATATAGTAGTGCTTTTTTGACATCATATATATCTAATCGTGCTTCTTTTTCTTGATAATCCATCACATTTACTCCTTTCCATATAGTTTGTCGTATTTCTCTTTAATATTATCATATTCAGTTGCCATAAGGTCAATTTTTTCGTGTCTTTTTTTCATCCCCTTAATTTCATCGGGTGTCAATCCTGTCTCTTTGTACTCAAGAAGTTCTTTCAATGCCTTAGTTGATACCGCTTCGCTTCCTACAAACATTTTTGATAACGTCTATTGATAACCCTGTCACTTTCTTCTATTCCTCCATCTCATAATTCAGCAACCTATTATAACGATCTTGAATATCACAGTATGCATCTTTATAATGTTCAAATTTGCTTTTCATCTCGTTAACTTGATCTGGTGCCAGTTTTGTCTCTCTGTACTCTAAAAGCTCTTTTAATGCCATTACAGTTACTTTGTTTAAGAAAGTGTTTTCAAAGCTCCTGTATCTATCAAGTGCGTTCTTGATAACATCATTGTTAAGATTTACTTCTAATAACTCTTCATTCTTATTCGTTATGTCGTACTGGGTAACGCCTAACATTCTTGCAATTCCTGCCATTGTTTCTTTGTACGCTAAAAGTTCCTCTAAGCATTTTTCTGTTTCTGGCTCATCTTCATATTCTTTTTTAAACTTCAAAAGTTCTTGGATTCTTTCTTTTGGTATCTCTGTCATTTTCTTCCCCTCCTGTTCCTATTTAAAGCATTCCGTTTCATAAATTTTTCTTTTGATAACGACTTATAATAAGGATTTTTCCTCTTGATAACGTTCTTCTCTTCCTTGTTTTTGGCTTGGAACTCTTTGTAACCATCACATCTAGTGTGGCAATCCCAACTCCTGCCGGTTGCTTCTGTGCATCCCATACAAGCACATTTCATGTAATCACTCCTAAAACTTGATCTCGATTCCTGTTTCATTTTTAATTATGGATTGTAGGTCCTGCACACTGACAAGACCTTTTTCGTAACATTCCTTTAGTTCGTTCATTTTATCAATCCATTTCCCAAGTCTGGCACCACCAAATCCAAATTGGTCGTGTAGCGCCATCGTGCCCAATAAAAGAAATGCTGTGTAACTGCTATGTATTAATTTATCTGCATCCCTGCGATTCTTAACCCTGCGTTGTTGTGCAGGTAACTGTCTGTTGTTAAAGAAATTGCTTCCCATTATAACACCGCCTTTTCTTATCTGATAAAATATATATCTTGCCTGTGTTTCCAACAATTCAGCATCAATTTGAGTTCTTCCATTGCTTCTTTCTCTGTTTCATAATATGCAATAGCAACTTTCTCTTGATCGAATGCCATAACGCAATATAAACCGTATTTTTCCTGCTTCTTTATTATTTCTTTTTTAATAAACATACAATCTACATACTCAACATTTATAACCATTCGTTGACTTTGTGTAAGTACCAGCATTTATAACGCTCCTTTATAATTCGATAACCCTTTGTCCTCTGTCGTACTGACTGAGTATTTTTTCCAGTGTCTCTCCTGCTTTTACTCTTGTTGTACATTTTTTAATAGTATATAGATGATCTAGTGTTTCTCCTATAACTTCGTATCCGTCAAATACTTTTTTGACATAGATTCTAATAACCTGTTGTGTATTTATAGCCATTGTCTCACTAATTCTTATTAACATGTAAGTCCTCACTTTCTCCCCAGTCTAACCGATTCCAACACTCACAAACTTCTGTCCATTCCGCTACATAACTTTTACATTTAGGACATCTGTATAACGCCACGTCTTTTCCTTTAAGGCTTTTGTGCCGTTCTCTTATTGGCAGACTGTGTAATATTTCTCCCATGTGTTCATAATCTTCTAACGTCATTGTAATCGTATCTCTTGCTTTAGCGGACTGGCAGAAACCACTGACTACCAGTCCTAAGAAAACACCAATGATAACAAGTAAGATTTTTAGTATCATTCTTTCAGCTCCTCTTCTTCATAAATAACAACGTCATACTTTCCACCAATAACATTTTCTCTTCTAATCATTACTTTATATCCTTTATCTGTAATATTTTTCGCAAATTCTTTTATCGGGATCACTTCTTCCATCCTGTTAGGATAAATCATTCTTGTTACTTCTTTCAAAACTTTTACCTGCTCCATTTTCTTTTCCTCCAATTCACACTCATTTTGTGACTCTTTATCTGTATTTTTTTCTTTAATGCCACTCACATAATATTCCATTTCTTCGTCAGTCATATCAGAAAAAACCTGTTTACTTTCACACGCATGATGATGTTTACATGAAACACATATATTTTCTTCTAACACATCTATCATCTGTTCTCTTGTCATTCCTTTACCTCCACTTTGATTCCATACAAAAATTCATAGTATTCTTGTAATCCCTCGTTACTTAACCATTCAAACGGCATCCTTTTTACACATTTTTTATAACATTTGCATTCTCTGCATGGTGTGCTAACAGGGTTGCAGTAAGCTAATATAGCTTTTTCCACTTCACTTCTTGTCATTTTTTTAGGTTCATATCGTTCCATAGTAATCTTCATATCAACTTCTCCAACGATACGTCCTGCTTTTTCGTCTTTTATGTATGCCTTTTCTCTGTCGAAACTTACACTTAATTGCATAGCAGGAATATTTGACTCTTTTATGCAATTATATAAGTGGCTTTGAAATCTCTGTGTTATTATTTCATTTATTGTTATTGTTTCATTTTTAGTCATTCTCCCACCTCTAAATCTTTCGCAAGCTTGAATCCTGTTCTACCAACGTTTCTAAGATTCTCTTTGATAAGTGTATTGCTTGGTGTCCTATTTCTCTTATACCAGTTCCAGTCGTTATCTTCTCTCATTTTTATTTTCATTTCCCATCTTTTTTTGTAATTGATTTCTTCTTTTACCATCTCTAGGCAAGCGATCATGTAATCTATTTGTTTGATAACGTCCATATTCTTTCTCCTTTACCACATAAGTTGTCCGTTTTCTGCTACCTTAAATTCTCTTTGCCCTGCAACATTCTTATCTTCTATCCACCACAGGAATACTTCTTCTCCAGATTCCCACTGTGTAGGGAGATTCTTTGCTTTTCTTACTTCTAACATCCTGTCAAATGCTTTGATATAATTTAGCTTGAATGTTGGAAAATCGTAAAATTCCTTTAATTTTCCTTTTCTGCCTGCCATTGGACAACCGATGCATCCAACTCTTTTATATCCGCATTGGTACAATTTATTAACACATATATTCTCTTGGTCTATGTAGTTCCATATATCTTCCTCTTTCCAATCAACAATAGGATTTACAACCATCTTGTGCTTCTGCATGCACAATTCAGTGATTCTTCTTTTAGAATTGTTGTCATTGTTGAGCATTACAGAATCATCAAACAATTCCTTTGTTTTAACTGATGCTCCTATCTTTTCAAATTCTGATCGTGTGTGTTTCCTTTTTGTGCTTTCATCCCATCTAACACCTGTTGCCACGTATCTTCCCATGCCTGCTGTTTCTTTTAATTCTTTACAACAATATCTTACTAGCCGTGTAGGTGGCATAAGTTTCTTAGGAATGAGATTCCACATTGTGATTCTGGTTCCGTCTGGATTCCTTGGATAGTTAATACTGCACTTTATCCCCCCCCTCTTCCAATTTCTTGAAATTGTCACGGACATGCCACACTGTTTGTGGTGCATCCGCTGTGGTGTGACTGTGCTGTACTTCAAAAGGAACTCCAGAACGTTTGAATAGTTCTAACAATACATCTGAGTCCTTGCCACCGCTGTATGTACAGATAAGTGGTTGTTTGTAATATTCAAGACTCATTTCTGATGCTGTTTTGATTCTTTCTATTGCTTTTTGTTCTAAGTCCATTGATACTCCTTTACTTCATTATGTTTCTAATCTTCAACATAATAATCACGTTTAAATTCTTCGTAGCTCATAATACGTTTGCTGCAGTCCATACATCTCATTGTTTTGTTATAACTAAAGTAATCCATGACTTCACTGCTTTCCATCTTTCCATCAAAGCTATATGTGTCAGTTCCATTGGCTTTAAACTTTGCAAACATTCCACGATCACTTCCACAGTATGGGCATTTTGTTATTTTCTGCATATTTCAACCCCCATTTCTTTTAATCTTTTCTTGGTCATCTCTTTTAATAAATCATGGTAACATTTGTCACATAAGAAGATGGTACGCTTCTGATCTGTTCCGAAAATGATTCTTTTCATTCCTTTATCTTCTGTAAAATCTTTTTCACACTCTACACAACTGCCGTGTCTGTCTGAACCTTTTAATGTGTTGATATCAACTATTTTCATCGTTCTTTCTCCTTTACTTCATCATACTTCTGTACGGCTCAAAGAAATCTTCTTTTCTTAACTCCATTCCACATTTAAGGCAAATAAAACTGCTTTGTATTTTCGTGTCAGAATTTATTTGTATATACTCTCTTCCAACATCTTCATTGAATAACAAGCTATTACAATATTTGCATCTTGCTACTGGCATTTTTCTTTTACCCCACATCCTTGATATTAAGTTCTGCTGTCGCCGGTATAAATCTCATGTATCCTGCATCTCTTATAATCTCATTTTCTGTTAAATCCACGATTTGTTTCTTTTCTTTTTCTGATTTAACTACAAGATAATAATGTTCATCTCTCGCACCCATACACACCTCTCCAATCTTGAAATGGCTTAATGTGTATGTTTTAATACTTGGTGTTTTTGTATTAATCTTCATTCCTCTCCCTCACTTTCTACCCCAAAGATGTACTTGAGTATTCTTTCTTTTCCTACTGCTTCGATTGCATCAAATACAAGTTGGTTTGATGTGAAAACGACTGTTCCCTGTACTTTGCTACCAATCCATACATCAAAATCAAATTCTTCATTGTCTTCATCATACAAAATACAATAATTATCTTCGAGTATTGGGCCATTATGCTCCTTTGCATACCGTTCAAGTTCTACTTCTACTTTTTTCTTTTCTCTTGCAAACTCCGCTTCTTCTTCTGTGAAAAAGATGTTTCCTAATTCCCACATATCAAGATCGTCTTCATCATTAATCCATGTCCTTTTTCTGATTCTTCCAATATAATTAATGTAATAAACCGTATCCCCATACTGTGGTTTCTTTACCTTTGCATCCTGTTTCTTGTCTGGTTCTTTTCCATTCATCTTCTCAACAAGTCTGTAAAACTCTTTTTCTTCTGCTTCTGTTAGATTTTTAATTCCCATATTTAATCCTCCTTATTTGTTAAATAATCTTCTATTGCTTGATCTAAAAATCTACTACTGATAAACCAACAATCAATGTATGTTGTTTTATTTTGTTTGTTATATATCAATAGACTTTTGTTTTTAACTTTTTTCAATGTTATTCTCATCATGAGTGTATCTGTATTATTGCTTAACTCATCAACTCCTAAAACCGTGTTTTGTGTAAGTTGATTTAGCTGACTTGTAATACGCTGTAAACACGTTTCTTTACAAATTACTTTGTTCCATGTTGGTTTCAAGCATCTGATAGTTGTCTGCATATCATTTCTCTCGTCAGTGTTTGTCAAAATAAAGCAATCATCTAATTCTTTTATTTCTTCTCCACTTATAATTGCTTTCGTTTCTATATTATAAATTTGCATTTCTTACTCCTTTACTGTCCATTCTCTCCCCTGCCGTTAATAGCAGGGGAAATCATGACTTATACAATAGCGAGTTATATTGTACTTATGCGTTGCGAGGATTCTTATTTAATTGTTCGTGTGGTATATAAAAATCCTGCTGTGCAACAAGCCTTTTCTGGCTTGAGTCTCTGCCTAATAAAAAATGAAAAATGGAAGAATCTGAAAATACAAAAAACATTATTTACAGTTACTTAGGCAGAGAATCAAACCAGAAAAGTATTATTTAGTTTTTATTTCCAATACCCAGAATGTGATGTTACATGAACAAATCTTCGTTCGTGTTGCTTCTTTTTGAATCGGCTTTGTCGAATCTCTTCTTTGACTTCTTCCACCAATTCATCTTCCCAGAATCTAACAAGATAACCCGGTACTCCATAAATTGCTCCACATTCCTGTACATGTAGCTTCTTAACTACCTTTTCTTTGACAACTTGTTTGCGAAACTCTTTTGTGTACTCTCTCCGCTTTGCTTCGATACCGTATTTTTTCCACTTGAATATGCTTGATGGGTCTACTCCGTATTTTTTCGCAACAGAAGTAACCTCTTTCGTTTCTTCTACTTCTTTAAGGATTTTTCTCTTAAGATCTTTGCTTATATTTTTATACCCCATCTTTAGCCACCTTTCTGTAGATTGCTACATTTCTGTCTGTTAGGCTGTCGTGTCGTTTACCGCATACCTCAATACGTCCGTCCTGTACTAACTCTGTTAGCCGTGGTTGTACCTGCTGCCTTGTCGGTTCTAACACTTTTTTGTGCTTATACAACACCGTTGCGATCTCTCGTGCTGTCATTGCTCCATATTCGAGCTGTTCTAAAATCAAGATATGTATTGCTTCTTTGTTAACCTTTTTGTGTGATTCTCTTCTAGTCTGCTTGGTAATTGAATGGCTTCTAAGTGCTGTTTCATTACCAAAAAAACTCATTTGATACATTTTCCATCACTCCTTTTTCCTTACTCTAATTGCTTATGTAGTAACTGCATTTCTAAATCATCAAAGTCATAGTCTCTCTCGCAGGATAAAACACTTGCAGGATTCCGCTGTGGCTTCGGTTCTTGTGGTTTTTCGTAGTTCTCGTCCAGATAATCCACGTAACCACTGTTAAAGAATGTCGAGCCGTTCTGTGGCTTTCTCCACGAAGCATCCTTTTCTAATCCATCCAGATACCGTTCCAATGCCCTCTGTATGTGTTCCTCTCCTATCTGGTACAACACTTTTTTCTTAGTATCGGATACCTGCCCTTTTCCTTTTTTGCTTGGATACTTTTTCCAGAGTCTTTCAAAGCAATCATTGATTGCTTTTTTGTTTGACTTCTCGCAATTTTCTTTTGATTTCTCGCAATTTTTCTTTGCGTTTTTGTCTGTTTGTTCCATTTTTCGTTCCATTGGTTGTTCCATTTTTGTTCCATTTTCAACCTTGGCAGTTGCTTCTACAACTTGTCCACAATCTATGTACTTTTCGTAGTCGAAAACTGTGTATATCGTGTATTTATTTGTGCTTTTTGTGGATAAATACCCAGTGTCCTTTAGTTTCTTTAGTGCTGTTCGGACCTGCGATTCTGTTAATCCTGTCTCTGCACTGATTCTTGTTATCGAAGATACAAATTGTCCTGCCTTTATCTCTTTTCCGCAGTACCGCTTGTCCTCTAAATTTGTATGTAGTAGGCAGTGGTAAAACAATCTAAATACATTTGTGTTTTCATACCATTCCCAGTCTGTATTTATATTTATGTTCATTCACTGCCCTCCTACATTTATTTATCGTTATCCTCATGAATAGTAATTTCTATCCTTGGATTTTTCGAATCTACTCTAAAGTGGTCTATAAATCCTAGTACATACCTCTGTCCGTCTCTGGGGAATGTTCCAGATTCTACTAGACTGTCTAAGACAAATTTCTTAGCAAATGCAACATTGTCTGGATCACGTCTTTTATTTTTTTCATACCATGTAATCTCAACGATCACTGGGAAATTCAATTTCTTTTTGCGTAACCATAACGGTATGCTGTATTTACAGATTCTTTGATTCTTTTTCTTGCAGTCAGCACCTTTATATGCGTTAGTCCTGCATGATCGTGTATAATCGTTTAATCCGTCCAGTCTGCCTTGAATCGTATATGTTACAGCCATGACTTGCCAAACTCCTTTATAAACTCTTCTCTCGTGCCTATCTTTTCTTCAAATGCCTTTTGTGCCATCTTCTTATACATAAGGTCATATCTGGCATTTAAATGTGCGGATTGTTTACCGCCTGTATGGTGTTCGTGGCACAACGGAATCACTAAGTTATACTTATCAGCTTTCTTCCTGTTTGCTGTCCCATGTAAACAGTGGTGTATCTCTACATAAGGACTTCCACATAATTTACAATGTTCCATATCATCAACGATGATTGACTTTTTCTTTCTCAATCTTAAGTCCCCACCTTTCTTCCATTTCTGCGATTTCCTGTGGTGTTGCTGTCTCAATTCCAAGCTCTTTTGCTTCTTCCACCGTTCCTTTTATCAATTCAGACATTTCCTTTGTGTCGTATGTATGGCTACCACGCATTACCAGATTGATTCTGAATAACTTACCTGCCTTATTGGTAGTTGTACTGGCTGTCGGTTGTAGGTGGCAAAATTCAAGGTCGTACACTTCTATATCGTTATCTAATGGAAGTGATACCAAAGAACCATTTATAATCTCATGCTGTCCGTACTCTGCTATGAGTTTGTTCTTTATATATACCTTGCTGTTGTCCGTTGCCTCTGCAATCTTTCCAACTAATACATGAAAGTATGCATTAGCATCTAAACTCCTGCCCTCACGGTACTGAACAACCTTAAGCCGACATTCTTTATCTTTCAGTCGGTCATATTCCCCTCGTATGTCTTTTTCACATACAAGGGAAATAACCTGCTTACCAGATTCAAAATCAATGGATATATCATGGATTCTGGCTTTAGTCTCCATCTAATCAGCTCCAAATCTTTCTTACATTGGCTTTATCTTTGTTTGCTACGATATACTGATATTCTCCCTCAGTAATTTCTGAAATATCTTTATGATGATAAGATGCAAGAATCTTGTTAATATCAAATGCCATTTCATCACACAGACTCAAAAGTGTGTCCTGTTTGATTTTTGAAATCTTCATAGCTCTGATTGCTTCTGCGTTGTTATCGTCTGTCTGCTTGTCAGCTCTTGCTTTACGTTCTTTCTGATTTTCGTCCGTATCAGCATCTTTTGTATCATCTAATAAGAAGATTCCATTTAAGGCATACTTACGTGCATAAGATGATGCTGTTCCTGTTATCTGTGAATCGTCCATACCTTTTTTATTGAGTGCTTCTCTTGCGGATGCCGTAGCCATAACACTTTCGCCTGTCTCAATATCAAAAATAGATACTGTAGCTTTTACATACACACGATCATTTACCGCTTGCACATCATCAGATATGTACATAGATAATTTGTTTTCTGCCAATAATGGTTTCACAGCTTCTAAGATTCCCTCTGCGTTTCTGTATTTGTAATTGCCAAATGAATTAAACAGATTCTTAGGTGCTTTCAATGTTGTCTGAATCTTCATCATTTTTTCATGTATCGTCATATTCTTATCTCCTATCTGATTCTTAAACTTTCTGTCTGTACCAGTCTCATATTTTCATTTTCTTCAAGAACTCCTGCTTTCAAATCATCAAGAAGCTGTTTCCTGTTAACCTTGTCTGGCTGTTTAATCAGATACTTTTTAGGTAACAATTCCTCAACTTCTACCTTTACAGTTTTAGGATTTTTCTGGATATTGAAGCTAAACAGTGTTGTTTTAAACTTCTTCTTTTTTACTTCAAGCATCATTGTTTCAAGATACTTCTTTAAGTTGTCCGCACTGTTTCTCAATGCTGTCTCTCTTTTTGCTAACCTGTCTTTCTCTACTTTTACTGAATCCGCATCAGCGATCAGTGTTTTAATCATCTTTGCGGTAGAATCAGCCTTTTCTTCAAACTCAAATTCGATTCCGTCCATAGTGTCTTTAATATCATCAAGGGATAACCCTTGCTCATCTGCCATTAAAAGCAGTTCGTTAAATTCGCTTTTGATCTCATATAATTTAGCCATGTTTTACTCCTTATTCTTCGATACATTCTTTAATGTTTCCCTGTTCATCGACTTCTTTCACACTGCATACATCGTTAAAATATGCTTCTTTAAGGCTTACATTTTCATCAGTGTTTCCCATCAGTGCATCCAATGCATAGTCGATAAACCATTGTCTATCTTCTTCATTTCCTTTAATCCTCTTCTTGATATAATCATCTGCATCTTCCATAGGGATTACTGTTCCATATTCGTTTGTGTATCCTGTAATAATCATGACTACTCACACCCATTTTTGAGCCATTCATTACCCTCTTCTCCAAAGATTTCGTCGAACACTTTTTTTGAATTAGTAATAAGAACTAATTCGTATAATTCTCTTTCTATCGGACTCTTTTCAATCTGTTTAACAACGCCTGCATATTTTGATGCCGCTCTTGCAAATTTTTCTAATGTTATTTCTTTTTTATCTGAATCTTCAAACAGTTCTAAAGCTATTCCTTTGTAATATAACTGAAACATTTTATTTACTGTTTTCTGTACCTGTTTTGTCTCTTCTGGGTGTCTAATATCTAAATTGAATCCATTTATCTTTTCTGCTGCTTCCTTTTTTGTTTCTGCAATCACTTTATCTGTAATTTCTTTAAACTCTTTTTTTGTAATAATCATTGTCATATCTCCTTTTTCCTGCTATAATCGGTTTATACATTTTTTGTTAAGCACTTTAGACCTGCACGTCTTGGTGCTTTTTTTATTTCCATCCATCACGCTCTTGTGCGATTAATGCCAGTCCTGCGGCTACGCAAGTACCCATAAACCAGAATGGCATTAAATCTAATCCGCAGACTAACAGTCCACACCCCATCATGAATGCTCCCATTTTCATTTAGAATCCTCCTCTCTGCATTGCTTGGTTCTCATTTGCTAGCTTTCTTACTCTCCATTTTTCAAATCTTTCTGTATCGAAAAATATAGGAGAATTGGACTTAGGGCCTTTTTGTGCAAAGTCCTGTCCTCTTTCCCGATAGGCTTCATCAAGGAATGACCTTGGAAATCCCATCTTGACGAGTTCTGACATTCTCATGATTGGCTTATCGTATTTCATACTCGCTCCTTTCTTACTCTTCGGATTCTTCCTTGAATCTCTCCTGCATCTTCTGTTTTCTTTTCTTGTCTCTATAGTTGCTAATCAGCACAATTACAATTTCTGCTGCAACAGTTCCAAATGTTCCTAGAAACAAACCAAGGTAATATGGTGGTATATACATCTACTCACTCTCCTATCTTGTCAATAAGTTCTTTTAACTCTTTAACCTCTTCATCCTGTTTGGTTAATCCAAACTTATCGCAATTCTTGTAAAGCATTTCTGCTATTTTCTTCAAAAGTTTCTTAGTTCTTTTTAACACCTATTCACTCTCCTCTCTTATCAACTCATCAACGGTAACCTCTAAGATATTTGCTACCTTTTTCAAATTTGCAACACTCGGTACACTGTCATTCCATTTAGAAATTAAACCATTCCCAAGTTCTGCTTTTTTCTCAACGTAGGTAATTGACATACCTTTTTCTTCGCAAATCTTTTTAATTTTGTCATAAATATACAATTTCTTGTTCTCCTTTCTTTATTTCTTAGAAAATATTCAGTATTTCCATTGACTTTTTGCAGAAAATATTCTAATATTAAATTACCACATAAAATACAGATTTTTTTCTGTGATCGCTTTCTGTTTTTACTGAAAGTTTTCTGTGCTATGCTTTTACTATACAGAGAACTTTCTAGTTTGTCAAGCATTTTTGCAGAAAAAGTTCTGTAATTTCTTAGAAAGGAGATTCTATGACTATTTATGAGCGAATTGAAAGCCTTAGGAAGTCAAAAGGATTATCACAAGGAAAGCTTGAAAAACAACTAGGTTTTTCTAATGGTTCAATTTCAAAATGGAAAAACAGTACCCCAAAAGTTGAGAGATTGCAAAAGCTCGCTGACTTCTTCGGTGTGTCTGTTGAGTACCTCATGACAGGAAAGGAGGATGAACAAAAAGAGAAAGATAACACCGATCTCAAACAAAAATACAGGGAGCTTGAAGAACTTTTAAGAAGTGACTCAATGAAACCTGTTCGTTATGATGGTAAACCTGTCAATAACGATACGATAGATTTATTACTAAAACAGATTGAGATTTCACTTGCAATGCTAAAAAAATAAACAGGAGGGTTATGTATGAGAAAAAATCAAATCAAAAATACAGTAAATGATTTGATTGAAACATACGGTACGAGAAATCCATATTTACTTGCTAGTTACCTTGACGTAACAATCCAGTATGGAGACTTAGGAGAACTGCAAGGATGCTACATGAAAATATGGGATAAGAAATTTATTTATATCAACGATAGAATCGAGGATGATAAGCTAAAAGATACTGTTGTCGCTCATGAATTGGCACATAGTATTATGCACAATGAAGATTATTATTTTTTCAGTTATGGTAAACAGTTTCAATCAAACAAAACTGAAATTGAAGCTCACACATTCGCAGCGGAGCTTTTGATACCAGATGAAACGATTATCGAACATCCGGGATATACGCTCGATCAATTATCATCGTTAACCGGATATGCTGAAAGATTAGTCAGCTTCAAAAGACTTTAATTTTTTCTTTTTTGTTTTATTTTTTCTTTTTAATTAAATATAAATATTAATTATTATAATACTATATAGGTTATATATAACTATAGTCTTTAGATACTATATATTTATATAAAAGAAAATAAAAATACACTAAAAACGTTGATTTGTCAATCACAAATTTTAAAAAGTTTTTGCATGGTGCTGAAAACCGCATAAAACCGTGGTTTCTTGGACTTTTAAAAAAGGAAATGCATAGTTGATTGATGTTTGCCTGTCATTTGCCTGCGATTTGCCTGTGATGATACTATGCAAAAAGTCCTACAAACCGCATAAAACAGTGGGTTCTAGCCTGCGATTTGCCTGCGATTGTGGTTGTCACGTTGCTTGTTATACATTATAAAAGGAGGGATGTTACATGGCATTAATAACTTGTACAGAATGCGGAAAAGAGTTCTCTGAAAAAGCTTCTGCTTGTCCAAATTGTGGATGCCCAACAGAGGAAATCTTAAAAGAATTAGCTACTGTTTCTACTGCTGATAATGAAGTTCCGCAGTATGAAATTGATGAAAAAACGATTGAGATTGCTATAGAAAAAGGCATTGTTAATGAACCTAGTAATTTAATTATCACAGCAGGTAAATATACAGATAGTGGTTTTCTTTCTACATTAACACATATACTTTATGTAGCAAAAGACAGCTTCTATTTATGCCGTTTTGATAAGGCAGAAGAGAATCCAAAAGAAGATATTATTGTCAAACTGGATTATACAAATGATGCTATTAATCAGTTAACTTATGATTATGAAATGCGTAAATTTAACGGTAATTTTGGTTTTAATGCAAGCAAAATCAAAGCGGATAAAGACAGGTCTAGGGATGCTTACTATGAGATTTTGAAAAAGGTAGACAGCAAAAAAGCCGAAGATTTTTATAAGATTTTTTATCTGGATGCACCATACTGTCCTAAGTGTCACAGCTTGAATATAGGATATGAGTTTGTACAGGATTCCGCTAAAACTAAAGGTAAAGCCGAAGTGAGAAAGAAAAGTGTCGTTACTCGTGCAGGTAACAGTCTGGGGCGTGCAGGTATGATCGCAGCGACGGGCGGTCTGTGGGCATTAACACCTAAAAAGTCTAAATACAAAGAAAAGAAATCATCTAAGACAGATATTAACAGTAAACAAATGGCAATTTGCCAAGACTGCGGTAAATCTTGGGAAGTTAAATAACAATAAAAAAAGACCGTACCACGCCCGAATGTGGTACAGTCTCCAAAAACACTGTTTTTGATTTAATGAATCTTAACCAACTATTATTGTATCATTAACAGTGCGGTCACGCAAGGGTATAAAAAAAGAGCCACCGTGAAGACTAATAAGAATCGGTAACTCCTTTTTCCATAACATCGTTGGATTATAAAATATTAAATTATAGAAAGTTCATTTATATTGTAACACATCTATGTTATTTTTCAATCTTTTTAAAAACCACTCTTGCATGGCTGTTATTTTTGTACCCATTTTTAACTAATTTATAACTAAGGAGTGATACAATGGCAACAGCTAAATTTAAAAAAGGCAAAGACGGTTACTATTCCACTAACGTATGGGATGGCACATACAAGGATAACGGTAAAAAACGATACAAACACCTGCGGTCCAAGAAAAGCTCTAAAGATTTAGAAAGAATCGTAAAGGAGTTTGAGCAACTAAGGGACCAACGGCAGGCAATGATTGACTCTGATATACTATTTATTGATTATGCCAGACAATGGAAAGTCTTATATAAAGAATCTAACAGAGCTAACAATACAAATAAAATGTACGACAATGTAATTAACGTCCATTTTGACAGCATTAAATACATTAAGCTACAAGATATACAGCGAAGCCACTTACAATTGATTCTGAACGGTGCTAAAGGTAAACCACGGACACAACAACAAATAGTTATGACATTTAAGCAAGTCCTGCACTCTGCTGTTTGTGATCGCATTTATTCCGCACAATCATTTGCAGATATATTTGACAACTTTGAATCTATAAGTTACAAAGCGAAAGAAAAACGCCCATTGACACCAGACGAACAGAGAGCCGTTTTTAAGGCAGATTTTAATTTAATGGATAAAATATATGTCTATATCATTTACGGCTGTGGATTGCGGTGTGGAGAAGCCTTAGCACTAACAGAAGCAGACTTTGACCTAGAAGCACATACAGTATCTATCGACAAATCACACGACATATCAGACAACATACCAAAGAAAAAAACAGTAAAAAACATACAGAACGGAGAAAGAACATTACCGTTACCAGATAACGTATTCGATACAATCTCTAGTTACATAAAACAACTTAGAAAAGATGGCAGGAAATACTTATTCATAAATCGTGATTACAAACCTATGACAAAATCTGGTTTCCGCAGGATGTGGGGTAGAATCATAAAAGCAATGCAGGCGGTCAGTGAAAGTCCTATTGAGGATTTAACAAGCCACATCTTCCGCCACAATTACTGCACAAACTTATGCTACCAGTTCCCTAAGATTAGCATAAAGATGATTGCAAGGCTTGTAGGGGATTCTGAAAAGGTCGTACTGGAAGTATACAATCACTTAATGTTAGAAAAAGAAGATAGCATATCCGCTGTAAATGATGCCTTAAATTTGGAACAAAAAGTGGAACAGCCTATGGAACGAAAAATGGAACAACTAAATGAAATGGTATCTTAGATTTCTGGAATACGAATGGAACATGGAACACGGATGGAACAAATACTTCCCTAAACTTTAGATACTTTCGATTACTTTTAAGGGTATGATTTTTAGACAGGTCATACCCTTAAAAGCCGCATAAATACAAGAAAAGCACGGTATTTAGCCATTTGGCAACCGTGCTTTTTAAAGTGAGCGTGCGGGGATTCGAACCCCGGACAACTTGATTAAAAGTCAAGTGCTCTACCACCTGAGCTACACACCCTTATATAATTAAATTACTTCACCACATATCTATTAGGCAAAATAATAGGGTGGGTAATGGGATTCGAACCCACGGCCTCCAGAGCCACAATCTGGCGCGCT